TAAAACCTATTGGTGGCTGGGAAAAACTTAGAAACACAGCACTAGATGGCGCACCCATTGGGATGTACGCCTATTCAGATAATGCTGGTGATCCTGTTTTAGCGGTTGGTACTAGAGAAAAAGTTTATGTCTTGTATGACAATACATGGACAGACATTACACCGACAGGCTTTGTTAATGATGCAAGTAACGATCCTTTAGGATTTGGTGCATATACTTATGGCTCAGAAGATTATGGCGATGCTAGAAGTCAATCTGGATTACCTCTAAATACAGGTCATTTCTCATTTAGTAATTGGGGTGAAGATTTAATTTTTTGTTTTTCAGGCGATGGCAAGATTTATAAATGGTCGCCAAACTCAGGCGGTACTGCTGATACCATAGCAACCGCAGTCACAGGCGCACCCGTAGGCAACCAAGCAACCATCGTTACTAATGAAAGACATTTAGTTGCGATTGGTTCAGCAAGTGATCCAAGAAAAGTAGCATGGTCAACGAGAGAAGATCGTAATACTTGGACATCAAAAGCAACCAACACCGCAGGTGATTTACAAATCCCTACAGGTGGTAGAGCTTTATACGCTGTTAAGTTTAGATCCGATATTATCATTTTTAGTGATACAGGCATTAACAGAATGTTTTATTCTGGCTCACCTTTTGTTTATGGTATTGCTGATGCAGGTACAAACTGTAAAGCAGTAGGCAGAAGAGTGATTGTGCCTACAGGTAATTTCCTTGCATGGATGGGTGAAAATGCTTTCTATATCTATGATGGTACAGTTAGAGAAATACCATGCGATGTGCATGATTATGTTTTTGATAATCTCAATGTGCCAGGCAAGGGTTCTTGTTGGGGTGGACATAACTCTAACTTTAATGAGATATGGTGGGGATTCCCAAGCGGTGATAGTCAATACACACCGAATAAATATGTGATTTGGAACTATGCACAAAATGTATGGTCAATCGGTGAACTTGATAGAGGATGTTGGATCGACCAAGGCGTGTTTAATTATCCTATCTCTGCTGATTCAAGCGGATTTGTTTACGAACACGAATCAACTTTACTTGGTAATTCACCTAACCTTAATGGTAGATCACCTTTTTGCACAACAGGGCCAATACAAATTGGTCAAGGCGATAGATATGTGCAATGTAATCAAATAATTCCAGACGAAGAGGCAAGCTCTTTACCTGGTGTAACTCTAAGTTTTAAAGGTAAATTTACTCCTTTAGGCCCTGAAACGGACTTTGGTAGCTTTACTTTTGATTCTTCGGATGGCTATACCGATGCTCGCTTTACCGCACGCCAAGTAGAAATGACAGTTACAGGAAGCACAACTCAAGACTTTCAAGTCGGTGATATACGCTTAGATGTAAAAAATAGAGGCAGAAGATAATGGATTTATCCTCACAACGACAGTACATCCAAAGGGCTGTCAATGCTAAATTAGATGTAAGCGGTACTGCATCATTAGAAACTATTTACACAGCACCTACAGGCGGTGATTTTGATTTCGCAATCATAGAATCTTTATTGGTAGGTGATGATGGCAACCAACAAACCAATGTAGATATTGTAATAACTTCAGGTGCTACCAATCATTATCTTTGGAAAAACCACAATATTACTGCATACGAAACACAAGAGATGTTGTCTAAGAGTTTGATTCTTACAGCAGGTGAAATACTTAAAATACAAGTAAACCATGCAAACATTAATGTAACAGCGAGTATCGTTGAATATGGAAAAGGCGACTAATATTGTTGAGTTTCCCAAGAAAGATGCTTGGGAGATTGAATGGAATCGCTGTAAACATTGGATTGCAAAGGCTATCAAACACCAAGATTCCTATACATTAGACGATATTGAAGATAAAATAAGGCATGGATTATTCCATTTGTGGCCCGCAGAGAGATCTGCAATGGTTACAGAATTTGTAGTATTCCCACAGAATACAGCATTAAACTTGTTATTTTGTGGTGGAGATTACAAAGAATTAGAAGAAATGTTGCCATCTATAAAGGCATTTGCAAAAGCCGCAGGATGTAAAAGATTATATGGCGGTGGTCGAAAAGGATGGTTAAGAAAACTAAAACATTTAGGCTTTGAGCCAGAATATATGATAAGAAAAGACTTATGAGTAAAGGCAAAACTACAACAACAGCAGAGATTCCAGAATACATACAACAGCAACAACAGGAAGTTTTCCAAGCTGCTAGAGGTGTAGCCGGGCAACCTTTTGTTCCATATACAGGGCCAAGAGTTGCAGGATTTACCCCGGATCAACTAAGAGCATTTGAAGCGACTCGAGGATTGTTCGAAACAGGGATGGAATACGATCCTTTGACAGGTATCAGCGAATTAGCGCAAGCACCTACTCCTAGTCTTTTGGGAGCTGACATTGGTGCATATCAATCACCTTTTCAAGAACAAGTTATAGAAACCACACTTGGTGATATTCAGCGTAGAGCTGATATAGCTAGACAACAAGCACAAGATGTAGCGCTTGGCGCAGGTGCTTTTGGTGGTTCACGATCAGCTATTTTAGAGGCAGAATCACAAAGACCATTTATTGAACAAATGGCTAGAACTTCTGCCGGGCTTAGACAAGCAGGATTTGAGCAAGCTCAAAGAGCAGCTGAGTCTGATATTGCTAGAGAAATGGCAGGTAGACAGTTTCAAGCAGGTTTATTAGGTAGTCTTGGTGCTGAACAAAGAGCAAGACTTGGCGCTTTGGGTGCGATAGGCGAGCAACAAAGAATGTTGCAACAACAAGCACTTCAAGTGCCTTACCAAGAGTTCCAAAGAGCCTTGGCTTATGGCCCTCAACAACTTGGTTTATTACAAAGTGGTTTACCAGGACAAGCTCCTGTTTCTACAGCAACCAAAAGAAGTACAGGTCTAGGCGATGTGATAGGTACAGGTTTACAGCTTTACGGATTATTTGGTAATCCGTTCTCAGGATTGTTTAGTGGTGGCGCAAGTGCGGCAGGATCAGGAATGGGTGGTGGAATAACAGGATTTTTACCTGGGGGATCATATTAGAATAATGTCAAGAGGAACTTTACCAACAACACCAACACCGCAAACTTCTGATAAAAACGAAAGATTACGTCTTATGGCTTTTGCTTTAGGCGGTGCTTTGCGTGGTGATCCACAATTTGCACAACAAGCACTTGCTTTGCAAGAAATGAAAAAGCAAGAAAATTTAGCGAAATATGCAGGTAATTATTTAAGGTCACAAGGTGCAAACGAAGAAATGATAAAACTTGTTTCAGAAAGCCCAACACTAGCCTCACAAATATTAACTTCAACATTTGATTTTGATAAGCCTTCTTCAGTAGAAGAATACGAATATGCTCAAAGACAAGGTTATACAGGCACATATGCTGATTTTAAAAAGTCAGGAGCAATGTCTTTTAATATAGACCAAACCACAGAAACAGATTTTGCAAAAAGTTTAGTTGAGCTTGGTAAAAAAGATCTTGAAGATACAAGAGAGCTTTCAGCTACATCCAATGAATTATTACCAAAACTTGAAACAGCACAAATTATAGTTCAAGGGGAAGATTTCAAAACAGGGCCTACACAAGAATTAACCTTAGATTTAAAAACTTTATATAATGATCTAACTGGTCAAGATGCTACTACGGTGAATCAACAACAATTATTTAATTCATTATCTAGTTATACTATTCCGCGTATGCGACCACCTGGATCTGGTGCTACTTCTGATTTTGAGGCAAATCTATTTAGTCAAGCAACTATTGGTCTTGGTAATACTAAAGAGGCAAACGAATTATTGTTAGGAACAATGATACAGCAAGCTAAAAGAGATCAAATCTTACTTGAATTGAAAGAAGATTATTTTAAAAAATTCAAAGGCGACACAACTGGTTTTAACAGATATATAAGAGAAAATGATTTAATTCCTTCACTTTATCAACAAATAAACTTGCAAACTGAAGATATAGGAGATTTGTTTGATAAAGGAAAAATTAGGAATGGTGAAGTTTATATTGATGTTACAAATCCTAGACAACCAAGATTGACAGTATTTAGATTAACAGACTTCGATTAATATGGCAGAAAAACTAAAAGGTAAAACTTACACACCAAACAAAAGCATTACTGAACAACAAGAATCAGTAAATTTTAAAAATATTCTAAGATCTGCTTTAGGCCAAGGATTAGCTTTTGGTTTTGGA